ATTAATACTTGCAATGGTTTTATTCATCGTGGTTGCTATTAAAGAGTAATTGCGGTGCGCCAACAGTCATTATGATGTTGGTTGCAAGTAATAATATAAAATATAAAACATTACTGAAATATAAACATCCTCCGGGATGCTTTCTTAAATCCCTATTGCAAATACTGTAAAAAGGTGGTAGTATTTGGAGTAAATGGAGGGATGTAGCTTTGAGTAGAGAGGCAAATCATAATTTACATATAAGATATATAGTTATTATTTCAATGATTATTACTTTAGGTTCTGTTGTTTTAGCAGGATACAATAATGATGCTTTTGTAGATCAGTTTTCATTTGCAAGCACAGTTACTTCAATTGTTTTATCTGTAGTAGCTATATGGATGAGTATATCAGGAGAACAAAATACAAATGAAATAAAAAATAATATTATGGGAACTGCAGAAAGACTAGCAAGGACAACAGATAAAATTGAACTTGTAAATACTAATATAGATTTGAAAATGAATGAACAATTAGCGTCTTTAACTGACTTGAATAATGGTTTACAATCTATTTTTTCAAATATTACATCTATAAAAGACGAAATGTTGGTAACAAATGAGAAAATCAACTGCTTTCTAACTACAGACAAGGAACTTCCGGAAATAGATTTTACAGATGACCAAATAGTAAATTACTATAATAATATTAGACCTGAAAATGGTAATAAAGAAAAATACGACAGGGTAATTGAGTATGTAATTAATATTCAAGAGAATGAAAGAAGCCCAGATGCTGATGAATTTACCGATGCTATAGGGGAATTTGATAACACTATGGAAAGATTAATATACTGTGGGGTGTTAAATTGTTTGTATCAAATAAATTTTAAGGGTAAAGCGGATTTACAAAGAAGGATTTATGAAATTACTAGAAAAACAAAAAGCTAACAGCGAGCCTCTTTATGAGGCTCTTTTCTTATACCCAAAACAACACGATTGAGAGGTGGGATGCATGGCGAGAGCGCCGGATGAAAGATATGAGCAGGCATTAAAGCTCTTCCGATCTGGGAAGAAATTAATTGAAATAGCTAATCAATTAAATCTTCCAGAAGGCACAGTTCGGAGATGGAAGAGTACTCATAAATGGGATAGCGAACGCTCGGATAAGAAAAGCGAACGTTCGGAAAAACACAAGGGCGGTCAGCCGGGCAATAAAAACGCTCTTGGTAACGATGGCGGTGCTCCTCCAGAGAATAAGAACGCTGAGAAGCACGGCTTCTTTGCTAAGTGGCTTCCTCCCGAGACTTTTGATATATTCCAAGAGATACAGCAAAAGGATCCGCTTGATATCATCTGGGATAATATCATGTTGCAGTACACCGCGATAGTAAGAGCTCAGAAGCTAATGTATGTTAAAGATCAAAAAGACAAGACCACGACTAAGATTGAAGATAAAAGCGGTAATGTCTGCGGAGAACGCTGGGAAGTGCAGCAAGCATGGGATAAACATGCCACCTTCTTGAAGGCACAGTCCAGAGCCATGGGTGAGTTAAGGTCCATGATTAAGCAGTATGATGACATGCTCCATAACAACTGGGATAAGGCATCAGAAGAGCAGAAACTCCGCATCAAGAAACTGCAATTTGAAGTATCACAATTATCCGGTGGATCTGATGGCAATACCGGTATCTCTGATTTCCTCAAGGCTATAAAGCCAACTGAGGAAGATATTAAAGCTTTGTTTGCTGATGAGGAAGAGGTGAGCGATAATGCCGAAGCGTCTGAAGAAGAATAAAGCCTTTCAGTTTAAGCCGTTTTCACCAAAGCAGTTAAAGCTCCTTAACTTCTGGCGAGATGGATCACCTAATATTGATTGTGATCTGGTGATAGCCGATGGTTCAATCCGATCCGGTAAGACAATAGCTTGTATATGCTCATTTCTACAGTGGAGCCAAGAGACATTTGAAGGGGAGAGTTTTATTCTGGCCGGAAAGACCATGGGAGCGCTAAAACGCAATGTGGTTAAGCCTATGCTTCAGATAATGACTGCTTGGGAATGGTCGTATAACTATAATCGGTCTGAGAACTTTATCGAGATTGGATCGAATACATATTATCTGTTCGGAGCGAATACGGAAGCTTCTCAAGATGCTCTGCAAGGTTTGACAGCTGCCGGAGCGTATGCCGATGAAGCAGCTCTATTCCCTCAATCGTTTATTGATCAGATGATTGGTCGATGTTCGGTCGATGGTGCTAAGATATTCATGAATTGTAATCCTGAGGGACCTCATCACTATATCAAGGAGGAATTCATTGATAAGGCCAAGGAGAAGAATGTATATCATCTACACTTCACAATGGATGACAACCTAACTCTGAGCCAGAAGATAAAAGACCGGTATAAGCGAATGTTCACCGGTGTATTCTTCAAACGTTTTATTCTCGGTTTATGGGTGGCTGCCGATGGATTAATATATCAGCTGTTTGCTGATAATTCTGAGAGCTTTATAGTTGATGATGAATGGTTGAAGCAGAATCCTATAACTCATGGAACAATCGGAGTGGATTTCGGCGGTACAAAGTCAGCTCACGCTTTTACCTTCACAGGGTTTACTAAAGGTTATAAGCAGGTAGTGACAATAAAGGAATACTACAAAAAGAAGAGAATCAGCCCGGCACAGCTTGAGGCTGATTTTGTTGATTTTGTTCGTCAGATACAGAGTCGCTATAAATGTTATGAAGCTTATTGCGATAGCGCAGAGCAGACTTTGATTAGTGGATTAGAAGCTGCCATTATCAAGGCAGGAATAGCAATCGATATCAAAAATGCAATCAAGGGCCCGATTAATGACCGAGTAGCTTTCTATAGTTCCATGATGTCACAGGGTAGGTATAAGATGCATAAGAGTTGTACCAATACCAGAAGAGCTCTAGAAGAGGCTGTATATGACGAGAAGAAGGCAACCAAGGATGTGCGTCTTGACGATGGACAGATGAATATCGATAGTTTAGATGCTATGGAGTATTCTACGGAGTACATTCAAGATGATATTTTATATATTAACGCAGCATAAGAGAGGTGAGAACAATGAAAACAATTCAAGAGTATCTTAGCGATAAGGGTTATAATGTGGCCTCGGATGAGACGACTTCTCATATCGATGAATGGATGGACTGGTATGAAGGGTATGTAAAAGACTTTCATCACTATACAGTTTACAACGGTATTGAGTCGGTCGGAAAAGATCGTTATGCCCTCGGGATGGCTAAGACTATTTCCGAGGATTGGGCGAACTTACTCTTGAATGAGAAGGTTAAAATATACACTGGCGGTGATTTTGATAAGCAACTTGAGACAACCTTTGAATATAACAACTTCCGCGTAAAAGGTAACCAGCTGATTGAACTAGCCTTTGCGCTTGGTACTGGGGCTTTTGTAGAGTACCTGGATGCTGATGGCAAGGTTGTAATTGATTTCATCCGTGCCGGTATGATTTATCCTTTATCATGGGACAACGGCTATGTTAATGAGTGTGCATTTGGTAGCGTTAGGGAAAGAGACGGTAAGAAGCAGTATTACATCCAGATACATAAAGCCGGAGAAGATAAGAACTACATTATCGAAAACCATATTGTAGATGCTGACTCAGGTAGTGATTTGGAGCTAGACGAGGGAATGCTTGACGAGGTTCAAACCGGGATATCAATTCCATTGTTCCAGATCATCACTCCAAACATCGTCAATAATATTGATTTGGACAGCCCTTATGGCATTTCGGTGTATGCAAATGCTATCCATCAATTAAAAGGCTGTGATCTCGTATTTGATAGCTATATGAATGAATTTGAGCTTGGCAAGAGAAAGATCATGGTTCCTCTTTCAATGGCTAAAATACAGATGGGTACTGAGGGAGTTACAAAACCGGTATTCGATAAGAATGACAGTGTTTTCTATGCAATACCGGGCGATAGAGATAATAATGGCAAAATTGATACATATGATCCACAGATTAGAGCAGAGGACCATGACAAGGGTATTAACAAGGCTCTGGATCTTCTCAGTTTTAAATGTGGTATGGGAACTGGCCGGTATAGGTTCGAGAATGGCAATGTCAAGACTGCCACAGAGGTTATATCGGATAAGTCAGAACTGTATCAGTCACTTAAGAAGCATGAGATAGTTCTTGATAGCGCATTCACCGGCATGGTAAAAGCTATAGGATGGTTGCTTGGCAAAGAAATCAAAGAAGTTAAGACTGATTTTGATGATAGCATTATCGAAGACAAGCAGTCAGAGAGGCAGACTGATAAAGGAGATATTGCTATTGGAGCTATGACGTTACTTGAATACCGCATGAAGTGGTATGGAGAGACAGAAGAAGAAGCAGCCAAGAAGATTGTTGAACCGGCTGAGATTATTCCATAGGAGGTGGATAAGGTGCAGAATGTCAACGAATTTATTATTAGCAAGCAAGGGAATAAAATCAGTATTGTTATTGATGGCAACAAAGTTGACTTGAACGATATCTTATCGATGGATATACATATCGAGTACGGATGCATTCATGTTAATTCTAAAAAAAGAGAAACATTTAAGCTGGGTGATGCCTAATGTTTACACCTTCAGAGCTTGAACGTATGCCGATTGAGATTGAGCGCCGTATGGCTGAATTCGAAGTCCGTATCATGGAAGATATCGTACGCCGTATCCGCATCAATGAAGAAGTTACCAGATCAGCAGATTGGCAGATATATCGAATGGTGCAGATGGGAAAGAGCACCGAGTACATACAACAGGAGCTTAAGAAGTATCTGAAATTCTCAGATTCCGAGGTTGATAATTTGTATGAGGGTGCTATTCAATTCGGATATACCAGAGACAAAGAGATCTATGAAAAGGTCGGAGCCGAGTTCATTCCCTTCAAAGAGAACAAAGAGCTTCAACAGTTGATTGGTTCCGTTATACAGCAGACCAAATCACAGATGATTAATATCACTCAGACGCTCGGCTTCACAATTGAGATGCAGGGTAAGTTGATATTTACTCCTCTGTCGGAATACCTTCAGAAGACACTCGATACAGCAGTTTTAGAGGTTGCCTCAGGTGCATTTGATTATAATTCCACTCTAAAGCGGGTAGTTGCGGAAATGACCAAGAGCGGGCTCAGAACAGTAGATTATTCTACCGGATGGAGTAACCGCGTCGAAGTCGCAGCTCGAAGAGCTTTAATGACCGGAGTGACTCAGGTAACACAGCATATTAATGAGCGCAATGCTGACGAGCTGGGTACTGATAAGTTCGAGGTGTCATGGCACGCATCAGCCAGACCAGAGCATCAAGAGTGGCAAGGAAGGGTATATACCAAGAAGCAGTTGGTTGATATCTGCGGACTTGGAAGTGTTACTGGATTGATGGGAGCTAATTGCTATCATTCCTATTATCCATTCATTGAAGGCATATCTGAGCGCCAGTATACTGACAAGCAACTTGATGAGATGAATTCCAAAGAGAATAAGCCGAGAGAGTACAACGGCAAGGAATACACAACGTATGAGGCTACTCAGAAGCAGCGTAATATGGAAACACTCATGAGATCTCAGAGACTGAAGATAAAATTACTCGATAAGGGCGGTGCTGATCTGGAAGAGATCCAGACAGCTCAGATCAGATACAGAGAAACCATGAGGAAGTATAAGATATTCTCGCAAGAGATGAAACTGCCACAGCAGAAAGAGCGCATCTATCTGGATGGGCTCGGAAAGATAGCATAGGAGGTGTAAAATGAGTGATATTCTTAAACAATATGAGCTCGAAAAAGAACTCAAGACCAAGGATGAGTCAATCAAAGCGCTCAATACCGAGAATGAGTCTGTAAGAAGAACTCTTGCGTTATATCAAGGAAGGTTCGGTGATATTAATAATATGGACCATAAATCATATGATATTACGATCTCTTTGGAAGAATATAGATGGCTTGTAAGAGAAAATGTAAGGTTACAGATTGAGAATGAAAGGCTTAACTTCATAGAGAGGCGGTGATCCGATTATCTCCCTTCGAGACGTTGGGTTAATACGTCTTTCGATACATGTTAACGAAGCATAGCAATATGCTTTATTTTTATGTCCATAAACGTGCTGGTGACACTAAGCAACATTAAACTGCACGGAACTATAATGCCGACGGGCTTTAAATGGGAGGATTATTATGAAACATATGAATTTATTACTTAGATACAACTTACAGTTCTTTGCAGCCGATGATGGCACGGGAGCTGGTGGAAGTAATTCCAATGATGATGGTGACGACAACCAAGATGATGATCAGGACGATAAAGGTTCTGATGACAAAAGCAAAAAGTCGGAAAAGAAAACTTACACCCAAGAGGAAATTGATAATATCATTACTGAACGCCTCAAGAGGGAGCGTAAGAAACAGCAGGCAAAAGAGCAGTCCAAGGATGATAAGCAGGGCGATAAAGGCTCTGATGATAAATCCAAGGAGGATGTCACTTCTAAAAAGCTTTCAGATCTAGAGATGAAAGTGCTCTGCTATGATCATGATATTTCTAAGGAATATGTGAAAGAAGCGATTGCGCTGGCTAAAGCCTATGTTGATGAAGATACGGACATGGACGAGGCGCTCGAATTAGTTACAAAGAAATTCCCTCAATTCGTCAAAGGTGCGGATTCTAAGAAAAAGAAGTCTGACAAGGAAGACGACGGAGAGGATGAAGATGAAACTGATAACAAAAAAGCTTGGGGTCAAAGACAAAAAGGATCCAAGCAAAAAGACCCTTCTGAAATGACTTATGAAGAGTATAAGAAATACAGACAGGGCAAATAAGAAAGGATGGTAATATACCATGGGAAATACTTTGTTAACTCCTCAAATTATAGCAAATGAGGCACTTATGGTGCTTGAAAGCCAGTTAACCATGGCCAATCTCGTACATAGAGATTACTCCAAGGAATTTGTGCAGGTTGGCGACACAATCACTGTGAGAAAGCCTGCGAAATTCGTAGCTAAGAACTTCACAGGCACGGTATCCAGTCAGGACGTCACCGAGGGCAGCGTTCCGGTTAAGATGGACCGCTTCCGTGACGTAACTGTAAAGGTTACATCTAAGGAGATGGCTCTTGACATTAAGGATTTCAGTAATCAGGTAGTAGTCCCGGCATTATCTGCAATTGCCCAGGCAATCGATATTGATTTACTTGCAGTTGGTGTTGAAAAGGCTACCAAGACTGCAACCGTATCCGCTACTCCTGTTTTGGCTGACATCGCCGGTGTTGGTAAGGCACTCGATATGTCTAAAGCACCGAAGCAGAACAGACGTCTTATTCTTCCTGCTGAAATTCAGTATAAGTACAATACGCTTGATAACTTCGCTAAGCAGGCATATGCTGGCGATTCCCAGGCATTAAGAGATGCTGAAATCGGCAAGGTTTACACATGCGAAACATTCTCTTCCGAGAATTGTCCTCAGTCTGCAGCTGCTACTCCAGGTACTGTTACTGCTTATAAGGTGGTTGGTACAGCTAACGCAACTGAATTTACAGTATCTGCAGGCAATCCGGCAACCGGCACAATCAAGAAGGGTGATCAGTTAATTGTTAACGGCTATCTATATACCGTAACCGAAGATTTAACTCTTGTTAGTGCTGCTGGCACACTTAAGGTTGATCAGAATATTCCGGCAACCATCTCCGAGGCAGTTGATGTTAAGGTTATCAAGAAGGCTCATGCGCTTGGTTTCCACAGAAACGGCATTGCATTAGTAACTCGTCAGTTAGAGCTTCCGATGGGTGCATCCAAGGCTTATATCGCAAGCGCTAACGGTCTGGCAGTTCGTGTCGTTATGGACTATGACACTTCCACTAAGACTGATACTATTTCCTTCGATATCATTTATGGTATCAAGGAGCTGGATACAAGCTTACTCGTAGACTTTGCTTAATCTAAATTAGGAGGCGGTGCCAATGATTAACTACGCTGATTATACGTATTATATCGGTACTTATAAAGGGGCAGTTATTGACACTGCCTATTTTGATTTGTATGCAAGAAAAGCCACTCAGGAGATCAAGAAGTTTACTCTCAACCAAATATCTGATGCAAGCATACCAGACGATGTTAAGATGTGTTGTTGTGAGGTTGCCGAAGCTATTCATAAAGCCGATCAGGAAGATACCAAAGGTATTGCATCTGAAAAGGTTGGAGAGTATTCGGTATCTTTTGTAAGTCCGGAAGCCAAAGAGAAACTACTGAGCATATCTGTTCGTAGTATAATCTATAATTGGCTTGCAATGACCGGTTTACTGTATCGGGGGTGCTGATATGTATACCAATGCAGATATGACACTCTATTCGTGCAGTAAGGACGGCAAATATACTAGGAAGGTAATTCATAAAGTATTCTGGCAAGAAGTGAAGCAGAGCAATATTGAGAAAACCGGATTAACCTCTGCAGATTCTCTGAAGGTGTTCATTCCGGCCAGTAGTGCTCCGGATGGCTTAGACTTTACCACGAGTAAGGATTTAGTTATCAAGGGTGAGGTGCTGACAGAGTTTGATAACACTTCTCAGGCTTCGATATCGGCATCATTAGCAGCCCTTAAAGCGGCTCATGATGTTTATACCGTGACAGTGGCCGATGGCAAGCTTTACGGAAGTTCGAGTATGCAGCATTATCAGATATCAGGTAAGTAGGTGATGGGATGGAGTTCAATGGAAGGCTTGAAATGAAATCAATTGCCGAGTTGTGCAGAGAAAGAGGTATTCAAGTCAATGGTGCAGTACAGAGATATATCGACCAGGAAGTAATCCGGTTGATGGATCCATATACTCCGAACCTGAGCGGTACCCTTATCAAAACAGCCACACTAGGCACCAAGATTGGTACCGGCGAGATCAAACAGGTCGCTCCGTATGCCAGATATCAGTACTATGGTAAATTGATGGTCTCTCCTTTGACAGGCAGTTCGTGGAGCCATGGAGAGGCTAAGGTGCTTACTGATAAAGATTTGCAGTATAACAAAAGCAAGAATGCCTTAGCAGGTCCGTTTTGGTTCGAACGATTCAAAGCCGATAAGAAAGAGCAGATCCTCCGAGGAGCTCAGAAACTGGCAGGTGCAAAATGAACATAATCGAATTAGTAAAACAGAGATTATCCGAATTTCCACAGATATCAGTGCTTAACAATGGTGTTAATGTGGATTTTACCGAGGACGGAGCTGGCAATTGTGGATTGTATCCCACTGGTGACCAGCTAATCAAGAAAGATATACTCGGAAACGAAGACAGAACTCATAACTTTGTGCTATATGCAGTTTTTCAATCCTTTACGGACTATGACCGACTTGCAAATAGCACTTTTTTATTAGACTTGGCTTACTGGCTTGAACAAGCGGCCACAGGTCAGACAATAGAAGTAACTATAAACGAGCAGACGGTATCAGGTACACTTAAGAAACTAAGTAGTGCCAATGGTATGTTATATGGATACAAAGAGGATACTTTGTCCGGTCCGGTAACGTATCAGATACAGATCTATGCTCAGTATCACTTGGAAAGGTAGGTATAAATAATGATAGAGCGTAAAATGATGGCTCACTATATTGACGGAAGCACAACTGGCACGCCTGCATATTACAGACTCGGACAGGATCTGGAAGAGTTCAATGTAGATATGAATGCGGAGTTTGAGTCCACCAAGAACATCTTGGGTGCATCAAGTACGAAAATGAAGGGATATGATCCTCAGTCGAGCGTATCACCTTATTATGCGATTGTAGGTGATGGCATCTTCGAGAAGCTGCAGAAGATTATCGATAACAGAGCAACCGGCGACGACACAAGCACGACCGTACTTGATGTGCATCTATGGGATGAAGTTGTAGCGACCCCGGGCACATACGTTGCTTATAGAGAAGCTGCAACCCTTGTAGTTAATTCTTACGGCGGTGATACAGCTGGATATCAGATTGAATTTGATATCAAGTATAACGGTAGCCGTACTAAAGGAACGTTTGTCTTAGCAACTAAGGCATTTACCCCGGATGCTTAATTAACTAATTAGTTTATATCTGTGGGCGGTGGTTACCTCCTTCCCATCGCCCTTTTGAAGGAGGCTAGGAGAATGCAGAATTTACAATTTGATGATGGATATAAAGAATTTAGTATAAACGGTGATGAAAGCCGAGTTATTCGGTTTAATCCGAGAGATTTCGCAATCTTGGAACGTATCAAAGAATCTTATGATGCAATCGAAGCTGCTTCGGCTACTTCTGAAGATACAGAACTTAAACCTGATGGAAGTCCTCTCAATGAACTTTCAGTCGCAGCCGGCATTGTAAGAAAGTTTGATGATACGGTAAAAGAGGCAATCAATCACATCTTTAACAGCGATGTTTCAACTGCCGTATTCGGAAAGCAGAGCCCTCTGAGCTTGGTAGGCGGTTCTCCTTTGTATGAGAGGTTTTTGGAGACTGTTATTCCTGTTATCCGGAAAGAAGTTGAAGCGGAGTCCAAGAAGAGCAGAGACCGTATCAACAAATACACGTCGCAGGTGAAGTAGTATGATTGGTTACTTACCCAGAAAATTAAATATCAACGGAACTGACAGGGCTATTCGGAGTGATTTTCGAGTGGCTCTTTTGATTTTTGAAGCTTGTGCAGATCCAGACCTAAACGATCAGGAAAAAGCGCTCACAATGATTGAATGCTTATTCGAAGATTTTGAAAGTATCCATTTTAAGGATTACCAAGAGGCCAATGATAAGGCGACCTGGTTCTTAGAGGGTGGTAATGTCCAGGATGATAACTCAAAGCATCAGCAAGCTAAAAAGATTATGGACTGGGAGCAAGATGAACAGATCATATTCTCGGCGGTTAACAAGATATCTGGATTTGAGACCAGGGTGGTTGAATATCTGCACTGGTGGACTTTCCTCGGTTTCTTCAATGAAATCGGAGAAGGTCTTTTTTCTACGGTTATAAATATCCGGTCTAAGAAGAACAAAAGTAAGAAGCTCGAAAAGCACGAACAAGAGTTTTACAGAGAGAACAAGTCTCTAATCGATATTAAACCTCGATATACAGTCGAGGAGCAAGCGGAACTAGACCGCTTGAATAATTTACTCCCGAAATGATGAAAGGGGTGATTGAAGCATGGCAGTAGATGGATCACTTAATTTTGATACCAAGATAGATACTTCCGGATTTAAGAATGGAACCAATACTATTAAGACGCAGGCAAATGCTCTTAAAGGCACTCTGGCGAGCTTGGGTAAGATGATCGGAGTTGTATTTGGTGTTACTCAGCTCGTTAAATTTGGTAAACAGGCGGTCGAGTTCGCATCTGATCTGCAGGAAGTCCAGAACGTGGTTGATACCGCATTCGGCAGCATGAGTTATAAGATGGAAGAGTTTGCAGATACATCAATAGAAAGTTTCGGAATCTCGAAACTGGCTGCAAAACAGACTGGATCTATCTTCATGGCCATGGGTGCAGGTATGGGACTGGCCGGAGATAATGCCTCTGATATGGCGGTTGCTTTAACCGGTTTATCGGCTGACATGTCCTCGTTTTACAATGTGACACAGGATATTGCCTCAACAGCTTTAAAATCTATCTATACCGGTGAAACAGAAACACTGAAGCAGTTTGGTGTTGTCATGACCGAAGCAAACCTTCAGAGCTTCGCACTTTCGAAAGGCATTAAGAAAACAGTTGATAATATGTCTCAGGCTGAAAAGGTACAGCTTCGGTATAACTTTGTTATGGAACAGTTATCACTAGCACAGGGGGATTTCGCAAAGACATCAGGATCATGGGCGAACCAAGTCAGAGTTATGAGTGAGAAGTGGAAAGAGCTTCTCGGAATCCTTGGTGCCGGATTAGTGCAGGTATTAACTCCAGTTGTAAGATTTATAAGTACTGGATTAACATATCTTACTGAATATGCTACTAAAGTCGGTCAGATTTTATCTACTGTGTTCGGACTTAATAAAGCCTTTGAGCAGACAGGCAATAGTACAGCCAAGATAGCAGCCGGTACCGCCGAAGCATCAACAGGACTAAATGAGATGGGCGAGTCGGCTGAGGAAGCCAATAAGAAAGCAAGTGGTACAGCTGGATTTGACAAGCTGAATAATCTTACAGAGAATGTTGCGGGTAATGCCGAGGATGCAGCTGCAGCCATTACCGATATGGGAGGTATTGATCAAGCGAGCACAGCAACGGTTAAAGTGGAGAGTGATACATCGGCGCTGAGTGCTGGAATGACCGAGACACTGGAATTTATTAAAACGTCTTTAACATCATTCGGTAGCTACATAAAAGACAGCTTCTCTCCGGTATTCAGTAAGATATGGACAGATCTTCAGAAGCCTATTAATGATTTTAAGATCATATTCTCTGATGTTTTTGCTGATATTCAGACACTTGCACAGCCATTGATAGATTACTTCACTGGCTCATATGTTCCATACTTACAGCAAGCTTTTTCAACCATAGGAACCATTGTAGTCGGGCTATTTGATACCTTTAATAAGGTATTCTCAGATATATGGAATATTGCGGTATTCCCTATGGCTCAGAAATTTATA